ACCTTGTAGATAGTTCTGATAACTTCTCTGTTAATTTCAGCAAGTATCTCAGTACTAAGGATGTTAGCAAGTTCTGCTTCTGCATTAAGACCGTGAATTGCCTTAAGGTCTTGAGCAAGCTCTAGTGAGTACTCAGCCTTGAGGGCTCTGGACTTAGCAGTAACTGTGACTTTCTCGATTGAGAATGCCATCTGGTTGAATAGATCACCAGCAGCACTACCTAAGTTCTCAGCATCACCTGTTACCATGCCTTGACCGACATCGTAACCTACAGAAGATGCAGATCCAACAGGGTTAAGTGCAGCAGGGTTAGTACCAGACTGTGCAGTTGTACCCATACCAGCAGTAACATCACTGAAACCTGCAGTTTCATTGAATCCGTCATCCTGACCAGAGAATGCGGTATCTGCTTCGTTGTAGAATGCCTCGTCACCACCCATAGTCTTGTACTTACTACGCATTGCGAAGATAAGACCAGTAGGACCAGACATTGGCTGAACACCAGCAAGGTCGTAAGCAACCAAGTTAGGCATTGAACGTCTAATTAGTGAAATTAGAACGGGGTCAAAACCAGCTTGATGACCAGCAGCGTTAGCACTACCACCAAAACCACCTGAATTACCAGCGGTGTTTGCGTGGTTAGTTGGAACAGCTTCGCTCAATACTCCTTGATCGAATGCCTGTTCGTCTCTTAAAAATTTCTCTTGGTTTTCTAGCAGGACAGCGGTTACAGATCTACGATGTGCATCTTTGATCGGATCAATCCCCTCATAGTCTAGGAGAGGAGCCCACTTTTCCTGCAACTGTTCTGATTGGAACATTTGCTTTAATTAATAGTGTTTGCGTTTGATTAATTATTAAAATCAGTTTTTAGCAACTGCTGAAAGAGTTTTCAGATAAGCAGCCATTCCACCAGAATGAGTTACTGGTGCAGAGTCTACTCCTTCCGAGAGAGTTTCAGTTGATGTTGCTTTTGAAGATTTGCCTGTAGGGAAATAAGATTCCTTAAGCATCTCCAATTTTTCACGATATTGGTTTTCACTTTCAAACTCTACACTTTCGGAAAGTGAAGCGAGCTTTTCTTTCTGAGTGGACGCTAATCCTTCAGAAACTGAATCAAGAATTCCATCAGCAACAGACTCAGAAAGTCTACCGTTTAATGAAATATTTTTCTCGATTTGCTCATTGAGCTTGGTTTCCATGTCATCTAGTTTTTCTACCATACTCTCTAATACATCATACTTATCGTCAGGGATTGTTACATAATGTTCTTCAAAGAGACCCTTCATTCCACTAAGGAATGATTCGGTCAATTCTGTTTTAAGTCCGTGCTCAATAGCTAGTTCATTCTCAGTGAACCATTCTTCCGAGACGTACTCTAGATAAGAGTCAACTCTATTACCGAGTTCCTCTTTAGCTTCTGCTACTCTACCAGCAACTTTTTCTTCGTACTGTGCTTCAAGGTTTTCTTTAATTTCCTTAACCTTGGTCTTAAGAGCAGCTTCAAAGATTGTCTTAGCTTTTTCTTTGAATTCTTCTGAAAGTTCTTCGCCACCTAGAAGTGCATTAACATCTTCTTCGACGTTCAACTCTTCCTCTTCTACTGTTTCCTCTTCTGCAACTACTTCATCAGTAGTTACTTCTTCCTCTTCAATTACAGAATCATCAGAAGATTCCTCTTCCTCTTTGACACCTTTCATTGGGTCTGCAGGTTTTGCACCTTTATTGACAACATCCTTCACTTGCTTAAGTGTAGCACCAGGAGTTTTTAACTTAGCCGAATCATCATCGGTTTTGTAATTTTCTGGTGTAGGACCGCCCAAGTCTTCGACTGGAACTAATCCTTGAGGAGGATTTTGTAACTTACCCATAGCTTCTGCTGGCTTTGCGTTCGCATTAACCGCAGTCTTGGATTGCGTTACGGCCTCTTCCATTTCTTGTAATTTCTTGCCACGAGACATTTTGGTAACTCTCCGATTTCCTGTAATTAAATCCTGTATTTATTTAGATAAATTATATATTTGATAAGAAATCGTTAAACAAACTCAATTTTTGTTCGTCTAACTTCCTCTGATCAACTAATGTATTGATTGTTTTGTATGTTTTGGAAGCATATTTCTCTCGAAGGATGCCACCATCCCAAACCCAATCTTTACCTTCCATAATTCCTGAGACAAATGCGTCAGGAGCAGAAGGATCAGCAACAATATCTGCTGCAGTTGCTAGGGTAAAATCTTCTCCTACAATATTGACTCCTTCTCTTGTTTGTTGTAAAGAACCAATACCTCTAGAAGATACACCTAATTTAACACCTTCACCTAAAAGTGATTGTGCAATTTTACCCATTGGTGTACCCAGAATTTTTGCTTTTCCTATAAAGTTAGAACCATTTTCCTTCAAAGATACAATCTTATGAGAAACACGATCTAAATTTACAGTTGGACCTTCTGGATGTCCAAGTTCTCCTAGTGCTCTACCTGCATGAATATGATTCTCACTGTAACGACAGACTTCACGACGTAGAGTTTCCATTGGATACATACGACCATTACGGTTCTTTATGTCTCCTTGTAGAAAAACCCCTTCAATATAAAGAGATTTTTTACCGTTGCGATTTTCAACGATAAATTCTACGTTTTCTATTTCTTCTCTAATGAGTTTCATCAGGCTTCCCCAGTAATTTGAATCTGTTGAATATAAACATTACCAGAACCAGTGTCATTTTTTGCAGCAACTTTGAAAGAGTTTCTTAATGCTCCATCATTGTCACTCCATGCAGTTTTTATACCACTTGTATCAGCTTGAAGTTTAATTCTCGATGAGAAATAACCACCAACGTTGGCAGAATTATAAACCTCACTCACAGGAACATGACTAATTGTGTCTGCATAATACCCACAAGTAGCACCTGAACTAACTACCAAACTAACATAATCACCAGGTTGATATGGTGATGAAGTTCCTTGAGGAAAATCAATTAGAGTAGTAGTTCCAGTTGTTACACCAACTACTTTTGCTGATGTATTACTGCTTGCTAATACACCCGAAGTACCATTTGGTATTGCGTAATTAGCAGTAGTAGCAACAGGTTCAGTTCCAATCGCAACAAAAGTATTTGCTCCTAAAGAAGTAATTCTAAGAGCAGTAGATTTTCCTTGTATTGCTGTGGATTTTTGAGATGTCCCTGACGTTGCAAAAGTGACACCATTCTCAACTGGTCTATGAGTCATTATTCTTGGCAGTCCATTTTATTTATTAGTTATTTATTAATTATTGTTCCTCATCAGTTTCTACCTCATCTTCAACAGAATCTTCAATTTCAGATTCTTCTTCAGAATCATCAAAAAGTGATGCTGAAACAGATGATTTATAACCATCTATTTTCTCTGCTGACTTTGCATAAAGCATGTCTTTTAACTTGTCACTGATCTGAGAAGGACTTTCATCCGACACAATCATATCCATTAATTCATCCATAATTCTGTGTGTTCAATAACTAACCTGTTTTATTTATCAAATTTCTCCACCCTTGGGCATTTCTGCCTGTTTTGCGCTAGGTTCTGGAGTATCTGGATCCATTACTGGACCACCAAGAGCTCCTCCTCCCATTGATGGATCGGCCATTGGTTGTCCAGTAGCTGGATCAATAGCCATCATTGCTGGATCTGGAATAACTCCATCAGCAATTTCTTTCTTCATAATTTTATCCTGTTCAATAATCTCTTCATCTGTCTGACGAAGTACCTTACGACGAATATAATCTTGAGAGTAGTATTTGCCAATATAAGGTTCAGCAGTCGCAGCTAAATTAAGTCTTTCAGTCATTAACTCAGACTCTTTTAATTCTGAGAAATGGTTATCATATAAGAAATCATATTGGATATGCTCACTCATCAAATCCCAATCTTCGGGAGTAACAACATTCTTCAATAATAATTGAGTTCTAAGCATGTCACTAAACAATGCAGAGAATCTTTTTCTCAAACGTCCAACAAACTTACTAAATTTGATCTCATCTCTTAGTATCTCAGATGATCTTCCTAAATTAAAACCACTATCACCACCAATTCTAGAGGGTGGAACATTCAATGATTTGTATAATTTTTCTTGGAAATACTTAATATCTGTAATTTCTCCTAAGTTTTGTCCACCTGGAAGTGTAGTAATTTCTGTTCCTCTACCACCTTCTCTACGTGGCAACCAGAAATCTTCCAGCATACTCATGTATTTTTTATCATCTTTAATCTCACCAGTATCAGCATTATACACAAGCTTGTTACGATAACGCATCATAACATCACGAAGATATTGCTCTGATTTAACCTTTGGAAGATTACCTACATCAATATAAAATATTCTTCTTTCTGGAGCACGAGATAATCTGTATATAACAAGACTATCCTCAATCATTCTAAGTTGATTAAGTGCTTTAATTGCTTTATTTAAATATGAAAGAGTTGATCCTTTGTTCCTATCAACTAATCCAGATGTACAATATGCAATAGAATCTTTGGTAAATTTAATTCCTTTTTGCCCACCTGTCATACTAGATGGGTTTTGTGTAGGGAAATTTGCTTTTGGAGTATATAAAAAGTATTCTTCTATTTGAGGAAACTCATAATCCATAGGATTATCAGAGTTTATATTTGAAAGTCTATTCTTATCTTGCTTAACTGCTTGTCTTACATAACGCATTTTCATTGCGTCAATGTATCGTAATTCTTGAATACCCTCTTCTGGTTTCTTTAAATCAATTACTTTATGATAATATAATCTACCATCCACATACCAATTTCTATAAATTTCGTGTGCTTTAGTTTGAAAATCTAATAAATCTAGAATATTTTTAAACTCTTCTCTAATCTTATTCTTAATACCATCACTTGCATTTAAGTTTGAAAGTTCAATCTCAACAGGAGAATCATTAGTATCCGAAACAATTGCTTCATTTACAACATCTTCAATAGCACTATCACACTCTGGGTGCAATGCCATTTCACGATAACGCTTAATTAAATCAAATTCTGTACGATATATTCCTTCTATGTCAACATAAGAACCAAAAAAACCACTAGTCAAATAGTGATCAAACCCGTCCTCCTTATTTGGAGGAACGGGAGAGACCGTACTAGGTGACAATGGTTCTGTGTCCTCTATCGAGAACCCAAATAACTTAGCCATAATTATTGTATCTTTCTACTATTTAGACTGGTTTTCAAATCCTATTATACAGGGAAGTAGTACTGAACGGCAAAATCAACCGTAAATTCTTCAATACTGTTTTCAGTATCGTAAGATAAATCAATAGCAGAAACTGCTGTTGGGAAAATATCTACGAATTTATACTCTGCTAATATGCTTGCATTAGTAGCAGTTGTTCCTTCACCTTGACGGCCTGCATCATTTCTACCAAGTTGGTAAACAGTTGCTTGCCCCATGTAATCGTTAGGATTAGTTAGACCAGATGAATCACCATACTGAGCAATGTTTTGAGCCCATGCTTCAAATGCTTTTCTGTGATTAAAGTTTTCATCATTAATAACAGTCACAGTCCAAGGATCAATAGTCCTATCTCCAGCAACTTTCAATAAACGACCCCTAAATGGAATCTCTATTGAGGCTACATTAGATGCAGGTAAAGATGATGCCTTACACATAAATCTAAATGTTTCGCCGTTAAATTCTGAACCACCTTGGATTGCCTGATCAATGTTATCTGGGAAGTTCACTTGAACTTCAAACAGATTAGGTCTTACACCACCACCTGTTAACTTTCCTTTAAAATCGGAAATGGTTCTTTGTGGGATACTGTCAGCCATTTTTTTAAATTCCTCCTTTTGTTATTTAGATTATAAAGTTAAACTCGACCTGCTACTTCTTCGAAACTAACACCAGTACGTGTAGCAACGAAAGTAAGAGTAACATAATTGATTGACTTCGCAGGCTTCAAGAAGATGTCTGCTCTGAATTCATTATTATCAATAACATCAGGAGTGTTGTTAGTCTCATCACAGATAACTAAGTATCCATAAAGACCTCGTTTTGCCTGAATATCACGTAGATATGGTTCAACAATGTTAATAAAGTTAGCTCTTGTTACTTGATCATTGAGTTCGAAGAGTTGTGCTTGTGCAGCTTTCTCTAATGATTGCTCAATGGTAAGGAACAATCTACGAACATTAATACGATCAAATGCTGAAGCATAACCAAGACCTGTCTTATCACCGAACAAGAGAATTCCTGTTCCTGGTTGATTGACAATTGAGTTAACCCTTAGAGGATAAAGAATATCTCTTTGCTCCTTGTCTGGATTGTATGCAAGTTTAATTGCATTATTTAAGATTCCTCTTTGCTGTCCAGCAGGAGAGAACCAAGGATAAGAGTTTACACTTGTCCTTACCATCAAACCAGCAGTATCACCGTTGGTTGCAATATAACGGAATTTATTATTAAATCTATCGTAAGTATACTTATACCCACTATCAAATACTGCATAAGATGAAGATTGTATTGGTGAGAAGAACTCAACAACGTTATCTGTCTGAGTATCTGTGTTAGTTACATTAACTACGTCTGCTCTATGTGGAGAAATTGTTGCCATGCAATCTTTTCTCTTAGCAGCAATAGAAATCAAATGATTTGCTTTTGCTTGTGAATGTGTCTTCTTAGCAAGACCAGGACCACCTATTAGATAATCTACTGCAATCTCATCTTTGTTAGCAAAGAGATTGTAAGAAGTCTTAAGATCCCCTAAATCTGCTGTAAATCCACCAGTAGCAGAGTAATCAACACCACCTGTAAGGGTATAAGTTGTATTACCAATAACGTTATAAGTTACTCCTTGTGCATCTTGGTTCCATAGACCAGCAGCAGTTGTAATTCCAGTAAATCCAGAACTAAAACCAGATGCTAATGGTTTTATAGAATCAGAACCATCAGAAGGGTTGTCACCTGCATAGACGTAAGCAGAACTATCAGCAATGCTATCTTTCCAGAATGATTTTGCTGGAGCATTTTCTGCAGAAACACCATCCTTTGCTTTAGAAAGGTTGGTAAGAGACTCAAGAAGATTTCCTTGAATTCCTGTTACAGTACCAGTGTCATCAACAACTACAACATGAAGACCATCGTTCTTACCTTGACGATCTAATGCATATTGTGATGTTGCTGGTTTTGGTGCAATAGATTTCCAGTAAACAGTAGAATTAGTTAATCCTAAAGTTTGCTGATCATACCAGTCTTTAACAATTGCTTCTCCAGCAGCTAAAGTGACAGTAGCAATACCAGCACCTGAACTGTTTATAACCTGAACTGCATTTCCTGGACGGAATGATCTTGCTTGATCTCTCTGAGCATATGTAACGTCAGTAGAAACACCAGCAGTGGTAACTCTACCTACAACTTTTACATCAATTGTATTAGTACCAATTCCAGTAATAATACTCTTAAGGTATCCAGTGAAAGCAGTTGTATCTCCAGAACCAACAATTACTTGATTAGTAAGTGAAGTTGTTAATCCCATACCAACAGAAACACCAGAAGTAGATCCGATAGTAACTGTTTGGTCTGCTGCATCATCAATCAAACAAACCTTTAAACTATTTGACCAAGATCCAGGAGTTTTGGCTGAAATACCCCATGTAACTGTGTCTGCTGAATAGTTATTTTGATAGTCATCATAGTTTTTAATTTTCAATGATGAACTACTTGCTCCAGTTCTTGTGCTATTAGCATTATTAAGAGTTGATCCGTCAGTTCTTACAACTTTAAGAATACCACCATATGATAGGAAAGATGATGCTCCCATCCAATACTCATATTGAGCATCTGTAGATAGTGGTTTTCCAAATGAG